AACCCTAGCCTTCCTCTCCATCAACGGCGACCCCTTGACAGTCTATGAGGGCGCGGTTTATAGTCCCTATGCTGGCACCGATGATACGGATTGGTTGGTGACGGATGGGGAATTGTTTTGTCGAGTTTATCTTTGAAGGCGAATGATATGACTAATGATATTGACTGTGATTTCTACTATTTCAATCAGAGCGGAAAGTGGAAGTATGAGGGCGAAGGCCGTTTTCCTCGCCAACAAGAGAAAGATGTATTGCGAAGGATTGATCGACACGAGATCATTCGAGAAAATGGCTCAATGCCTGGAATCATAACGCGCGGCGAAAGCTATACAATCCTAGTCATTCCGCGCCCAAATTGCACCATTGACGATGCTTGGCCGCGAATGCTTTTTCCAGAGGTTATCTTCGATGACCAATAACCCCCTCCGCGAAGCCATCACGCTTGCTGGTGAACAGGCGTTTAAGGATGGGCGGCGTATCTATGCTTGCCCTTATCCCGTAGAGACACAGAAGGCTTTCTGGTGGTTCGAAGGCTATCAAAAGGGGTGGCTAAAGGACGTATTCTCTGACGTTGAGGCTGTGATGATGGAGCATGGCAATAGGTCTGAGGGCGGGCTAGGGGCGTTTGCTAAGGGGTTGAACGAGGTTCATTCCCGTCAAGAAGACATTCAGAAGCGTGTCGAAGAGCGCAGAAAGAAAATCGGTGGATAACGCACAAGAAATCATCGCCAGCCAGATCAAGGCATTCCGCGAACACGTCTTCGGCAAGAGTCTGCTAGATCGTCCCCTGCCAAGCGAAGAAGCTATGGCGGCGGGCATCGTTACGGGGTTACGTGAGAAGAGTTATGAAATTACGCAGAGAGAAGCTTCGGCCCAAAACCAATAACTGACTTAGAACGATTAGTCAGCTTCAACAGCCTTCCGAATGCAGCCGAACTAGCGTCAACCCGGTCTTTCCATTTGGAGCCGGGGAAAAGGCATAGCTCGTCTAGGTACTCGTTGTTCCACTGCCCACGTACAAGGTACACGTTGCCGGCCTCTACCTGAGCGGAGAAGGGTTCAGCGCGCTGTACCTTGTCGCCTGTTTCGGGCTCGCAATGAAACTTGAAGCCAGCGAGCAATGCTGCATAATCCATCTTGGCTACCTTGCCAGCCGCGCCAGGGTCTTGAGGAACGTTGACTTCTACGCTCTGACCATCAGCATCAGCCGTCGCTAGAATGCGCTGACGGACCACGTGGCCGTCTTCCTGAAATGCTAGACAATGTTCGATGTAGAAACGGCCTTGCTTATCGCGGCTCATCTTGACGCCCGCTGTTCGTGCAGCCGTCTTCTTCGCTGTCGCTGCCAAATCCCAATGACGAACCGTGATTGCGTCTCGCGGCGCGGCGTCCACGATTTTCCCATCGAACCAATGGCGCTTGAACAAGCCACCCTCGCGCGCGACCGGGCGCTGCTGTAGCTGACCGGCGATGGCGTAGGACGATGCAAGTTCTGCTTCAAGAAGCGATGTACGTTCCTCATCGAAGAACTCCGGGAATAAAAGCTCCCCTTCCTTCGTGCGAGGATCTTTGAACCCAATCCGCGTCTCGCAAGCGCGATCAACCTCGAAACGCATCGGCAAACAGAGATGAACGTAGCGGCCATCGTTGCGCGAGATGATTTCGCCGCTCACGTCTTCCTCATGAAGGCGCTGCATCACAACGACGATGGCCGAATCCTTATTGTTCACGCGCGAGGGCAAGGCTTCGCGAAAGGTTGTGATCGTCTCTTGGCGCTGAGCGTCAGATTCGCCTGAACGAACCGAATGCGGATCGTCTAGGATCACCCGATGACCGCGCTTACCCGTCATGCTCGTGAAAGCTGTTGACGAACGGAAGCCGCGTTTCTCGTTCTCAAAGAGCCCTTTGGCATTCGCATCACTGGCGAACTTCAGTGGCCACCGCTTCTGGAACCAGTCAGACTCTACAAGCATCCGCATCTTGCGGCTGTCACGCAGCGCTAGATCCTGAGCATAGCTTGTAGACACGAAGGAATGGTGTGAAAGACCACGTGGCCCCCACTCCCATGCTGGCCAGAAGACCGAGACAAGCAACGACTTCATGAGACCAGGAGGACAGTTGATGAGCAGGCGCTTGATGCGCTCGTCAGTCACGGCTTCTAGGTGATCGCAGATGGTCTGAGGAGCCCAGCCCCATAGAAGTTCGGTCTGCGGCTCTAGGACGTGCCATCCCTGCGCTACGAACTCGGCGAGCGAGCGCTGACAATGACGACGGCTTAGCTCTGTCTGAATCTGATCAACAGTCGGAAGCGCGCTCAGAGGGATCGTCGTGTTTTTTGCGGGCTTAGGCATTTTTCCTCTTGACGCCTATCGCGCTTTTGGATACATTCGAATCACAGACAACGGAGCAAGACGATGACTCAGTACCACGTCTACAAAGTCAACAATTCCGGCGACGACGTTATCATTGCAGCCCCAACAAGCCTTGAAGCCGCGCGCAAGATTGCCAAGATCGAAACTGCTAAGGGGGTCGTTTGCTATGTTCTGTGAGTGGGATAAAGACCTAGAACTGAAAGTAGTGAAGCAGCTGAAAGGTTGCAACACTTACGAACTAGACAAGAAAAAGCCATACACGATACAGCGACTTTATAACGGTTCGATCGTTGGGCATCTAGAAAGCTTTGCAAATAAATCGATGGCAGAACTGTTCTTGCTAGATTATGCAAAGAAGGGTCCTTGACATCCCGCCCCAAAACCGCTACACGTGAATCACAGACAACGGAGAAGAGACATGCGTCTTATAAAGAATGTAAATGGGTATTACGATGTCTTTGATAAGTTTGAAACTTATCGAGGCGTTGTATCAAAGGCAAAAGGCCAAGGTTGGCAAGTTCACAACGATCAAGGGACGCTTGTGGCAAAAGGCTGTGACACTAAGGAATCGGCTGCATACTTCATTTCCGATTGACACCCAACCCATCTTCAGCTACACGTAGCAGCGAACCAACGGAGCAACGACCATGAAGCTATCAGCAACTCAAGAACGAGCGCTTGCCAAATTCACAGAAGGTAATGAAGAATCGGCTTATAGCGCTCAAGAGAGCATCGCAACACTCCGCGCCCTAGTTACGAAGGGGCTTTTAAAGGACGTTACCCGCCCAGGCCCCGGCGCAATGTTTTCTCCCTCAACCCACTTCAAGTTCAAGAAGGTTTAGTTCGATGACCATCCTCCACTACCGCAAGGCCACCAACCACCGCATCAAGGGCTACTACGAAATCAGCAACGACCGCGTTGAGGAGGCCAAGGCATGGCTTCTGGAGAAGGGGTATATGATCTTTGGGGAGCGGGTGTTGTGATGCCGGCAAGAACGGAAGCGACGAACGTGAGAAACGGCGCGATTAATGAGGATTTTTGGTTTGGTCTAACACTCGGCGCGATCAGTGCTGTCGGGATCGTTGGCCTTCTAATTGCTATCTTTGGCGGTGAGAACGGAGGTAAATTGAGAACCTGCACCAAAACCCATAACGTCTATCAGTGTGAGATGGTGGCTGTGCCGAAGATTGGAGAGAAGTGATGAAGATTGATGGAGTAATGGCAACGAACCTAATGCCGGGAAAGCAAAGCGAGCAGCTTAAGCACTACGCCGAAAAGTTCAGCTCAGGCGAAACTACGCGGTGGGACCTTGCCGCCCACCTTTTGAATCAGTCGGCCTCTGAAATTGAATCCCTGACTGCTGAACGCGACGAGTTGAAGCGTCGGCTTGACGAAGAGATCGCGAATATGGATGCTACAATGCAGGGTTGGGAAAAGCTCTGTGCTGATTCAGAACGGGATGCACTCCAGATCGAATCCCTGACTGCGGAGCGGGATCGGTTGCTTAAGCGAGTAAGAAGCTTGGAGACAGAGCTTGCGACAGAACCAGACAACCCAAACTGGAACGTTATGGTAGGATCATAAGGGAGGGGCCTAGCGCCCCTTTCTTCACATCTAGATCAGCCTAGACGCCAGCCAAACGAACAGGACAACGAGGATACCGATGCAGAGGGCGCGTTCGATGGTCATCCGCCGTACCCCTCCAGCTTCATGACGCCGTCGCCTTCATAATGGATCATAGCGTTTGCTTTCGTTATTTTGCGTTGGATGCGAGAAAGTGGTTGACAGGGCTTTGGCCCTGTGCGAATATCAATCATCAAAACGGAGCAAGACGATGAACGTGATAGAGATTGAAACACAGGCAATCAGAATGGCCTCAAAAGCTAAGCCCGGATTTATGAAGGATGGCTGTGACCTTTACACGTTTACTTTCAACTCGAAAGAATGGTATTATGAGGTTTACAAGAACGGTACGTTTTTGATGAATGTCAACACCAAAACGGTCGCTGGCGTTAAAAAATTTCTCAAAGAATGGTTTACAAACTAATGAATTTTGCGATAGGTCAAGAAGTTTATGTCAAATTAATTGATGCCGATGGGCATTGCGATTATGGCGTTGGAATTATAACCAAAATTATGCCAGAATGCGTTCGTTATAGATATTTGGTTTTGTTTGAGGACAATTTCGAAATGCTTTTTCGCGAGGAAGAAATTTTCGACCCTCGCGTCTCGAATTAATTAAACAACCTAGTTGACAAGCCCCAAACCACAGGCTATGTTGTGGGTGTTGAGAACGGAGAGATGAGATGCAGATCGAAGAGGCTAGAGAGTATGTCGCAAAACTTGCCGAGAAGGAAGGGGAGTTTAAATTTGCGAGGGAAGTTAGAGCAGGAGCTTGGGACCATAGGAGTGATGTACAATCAGCTCTTACCAATGGTAAGTTTACCCCACGAAAGATTTAAGGCCCTTAGGGGCCTTTACTTTTGCCCCAACTTCAACAGCAACTCTTCCAAAAGAGAATCGGAAAGGCCGGTGATATCGAGCGACTGCTTAGACTCGATAGGCCCACCGTCCTTACCCGTAAGCTCTGTGTGTGTCTTCTCTAGCCAATCGGCAGGGGCGGCGTTCTTGAGGGCGAAGATGGAGGAGGTGACGACGGGACCTTCAGTCGCCCTCAACAAGCGATTTTCAAGGAAGAACTGACGCTTGTTCTGTGCTATCTTGACCTTGGCTGCGAACTCGGGATGGGCATCTAGCCAGTCATAGACTGTGCCTCGGCTGACATCCAAACGCGATGCAGCGGCAGACAGGCTGAAGCCCTGGTCCATCCATTCAATGATAACGTCGCCGTATTCCTCGCGATAAAGCGTCGGACGGCCTACTGGTCGCATTTCGGCCATAATTTAAATATCCATATATTGTGTAGAAATTTCTTGTTACGCTAGATATAGTATCAGGACGGAGCTACAACCATTTCCGATAATCGGTAGCTCTATGCGTGGCAGTCCCATCGGAGTCACTGCCTCAAGAGGACATCGTTACCGAGCCTCGAACGTCCTGATTGAGGTGGGCACGCTTTTCCTCTTTGCTTTCACAAACGAGTCGGTGGCATTGCAGCCACATCCTTTCGGACAGCCCTGACAAGTACGCCATTTGCGGCGCGCGGCTTTCGCCGGTTGTAAGTTGCTCCATATCTCTTGACCACGTTCAGCCTAGAGGGGCCTGTCAGTTCAGGGCGATAGATGATCTCTCGTCAGAGGCTATCGGAGCTTATGCAATTCAGGCCCACGGGGCTTTCGCCCCGCCTGATATTTATACAGCCTCGGGCGATCAAGGCTGTCGCGGTGATTAGGCTAGCGCTTTACCGACATCATCTATTCGGATTTACGCTTTACATCCCGCCGCAATTAGAGGCCCAACCAACCCGGAGAGAGGACAGGTCAGTTGGGCGCGCCTGCCTCAAACCCATTCAAGGGGAGGCGGGAGGCTTTCAGGTCTTAGACTCAAGCAGGGAACAGGCAGGAGACCAAACCTGTTGTAGCGAGCAACCTTTAGCGTGGTATAGTATAGACGATTTTAAGGCGTTTGTCAAGAGTTAATTTCAATCCAATCGACGCTCATCCGCAAAAGCGCAAACTTACCAAACATCTGAATGCTAACCTCAGCTTGGTCGCCATCCTGAGATGCAACAATTCCTTTCTGTCCCTTGAAGGGGCCATCAATCACGATGACAGGCGATCCAATTGCAAACACAGCGATCTCCTTCGGCTTCTCAGGCTCAGGCGGCGTATAGTCAACGACGGCGTATTTAGGGCCGCTCATCACGAACTTGATGAAACCGAACGTCTTACGGACCTTCTGCGCTAAATTCTCATCGTCTAGCCTGACGTAGACATAGCCTCCCAAACCAGGATCGGCAGCCGTAACGCCTTCGATCGCGTTCAGCTTCTCCGCAACGAGAGATTCACGGCTCGAAACGACGCGAATGATGTTGAATTGCAAAATGATTGCTCCGTTTGAATGTGGATATGCGTTTATTCGCACGAGGATGGCCGCTGACGCGATTTGTGGGGTTGGGTGGTAGTTGCGGAGCCTTGAGGCTAGAACGCCTCTCAGCGGGCTTTAAAATCAATTTCCCCAAACTTCAACAAGCCAAGGAAGCAATTCGGATAAAGATCCATGGTTTGTATCTGCGATCGGCACCAATCCGTTTCGCCAATCAGCTAGGTTATCCGCCTGAAGGAAATATGTTGTCCACGCCTTCGCCTCATAATCCCATTGTCCAGCCGCCAGAAGGCTAAAGCCACCTGCCTGAGAAAGAGCCCAATGCCACTGAATCTGAGCGGGGCGAATGCCAGGATTATGAAAGGCTACGAAGCCATTCTCTTGCATGTGGCCAAGCTTTAGCTCAATAGGGACAATCCGTTGGCCCACTAAGACTAGGAGATCAGCCGCGCCCGTGTCACCACCTCGGGCAGGTTCCACTGCAGAACTCCAGCCTCCGTACTCCTTCCGAAAAGCCTTCTTATACAGAATTTCACTGGCCAAAATAGACACTTTCAAAAATGTGTAGGGCTCAAAGCCTTACAGCGTAGGGGTTTCGAAAAACAGAATACACTTTTTTAGGCGAAAAGTGCAAACTCCTTTATAGGCTCTTCTATTTAACTCTTCTTCTTCTTCTTAAAGTTATAAGAAAAGAATAAAAAAGTGTATAGTAAGTGCTGAAACCCTTATGCCATAGGGCTTTGAGGGCATACACTTTTCAAAAACACTTTTTCAAGCCGCAAAAAGTGTATGTACCTTGCCGTCACATATCTTGCTCCAAAATCTTATCAGGCGATCTAATCCACTCTTTGGCTTGCCTCTTCTGATCGGCCTCGTCCATGTTCTTCAGGTCTTCCCATAGTGAAGGCGTCATGATGAGGTACTGATTGAAACCGCCAATCACCGTGCGATACTTCGTTTTGATCATGCCGGCCTCTTGCATGGCCTTTAGAAGGTTGTGCGCCGTGACTCGCTGGCGTATGTCCTTTCCATCGCGCACCCACTGCTCGACCGCCACAGACGACATAGAACACTTCGCTCCCGTTTCGACTGCGATACTCGCCAGCCGATAAGCCTCGCGCTCAGCCGGCATCCTGGCCTCTTCCACGATCTCAGCCTTGCGCCGCGTCTTGGGTGCACGCTCCCCCGTGGCCACATAATCCCCGAACTGTTCCGCCCAAAACTTGACGATTGACAGCCCGCCGCTGAAAAGCCAATCGTTGAACTCGGCAAACTTCGCCCGTGGCCAAGCATCCTCAGCCAGCTTTGGAATCAGCCAACGTCGATCGTCCTTCTCAATCGAAAGCGCCTCTTCGCTATTCGATGTCCCGTAAACCGTGACCCAATTTCGGATCTTGATGCCGTCACGATACATTTCCCGTAGATTCACGTAGTCATCGGAAACCATACTCTTCATCTGATTGTAAAGCTTCTTCGAGCCATACAATTCGTCAACGATTGCCAGCCGCTTCATGCCGATATAACCGTTGTACTTATCCTCAAGCTCCTTGACCGAAGGCTTGGAGACGTTGGCTTCCCCGAGCAGCGGCATCAGGATCGACTCTCCGAGCGTCGTCTTGCCAATGCCCTGGTTCTCTGAGATCATCAAAAGCGCATAGCGCATCCGAACCTCTGGCCGCGCAATCAGAGTTGCGCACCACCGCATAACCTCGTGCCTCTCCTTTTCGTCAGGAACCATGTAAGCCATGAATTCTAGGAATGGCGTCGTGTCTCCGGCCACGGCCTTGATCTTCGGCTTTCGGTAAATGTTGAGCGCTGGCACTCCCTCATCGTTTACAACCATAGCGTCAATATCGGGCCGGTAGGTATAGCGGCTGATCGTGCCAATTCGGCGCTGCAAAATCTTGGCCGCGAGGTTTGGCGTATCTGACCACCCGGCCGCGAACATGTTGAACTTGTCCTTGTCATACATCATCTCTGGCTTTCGAGCGCAGACGAAAAGCGCCTGATTGTCGAGATAAGCCCATTGCTCACGAAAGCTATCGCGAAGAAAAACGCTTGTCTTCTTTCCCTTCGGATCATCAGGATCTAGAACAACATCAGTCGCCCATGTTCCAAACTGAAGCAAGTCTTCGAACGCAGGCCCGACATAATAACGCTTCCCCTTGATCTCTCGGAAGAGATTCGGCGGAAAGTCATCGCCAAGATCGTGCGCCACAGGAAACGCCCCTGTGAACTGAATCCACCAGCAAGGAAGGTTGACTGCACGCGAAATGAGCGGAACAACGCTTTGCCCCGCCCGATCGTTATCAGCCACAATGATGACGTTTCGCACGCCAAGCTTTCGAAGCACGCCCCAATTCGTCTTGTCCGTTGCATAAGCTCCGCCGATAAAGCCGATGTGAACGGCATGATCAAGCTCAGTCGCCCACGGATGGGAGGCGTAAAGCTCCTTATCAGCGCGCGTCTTTTGCTCAATCATACGTTGCATTCGGCGCGCCGACTTCGCCCCCTCGCTGATGATGACAGTGCAGCCCTGCGTCACATTCTCAAGGCCCCAAAGCGGGTACTCCCCCTCTGGGTGCATAGCTCGCCAGACATCATCGTTATATTGCGTGAACGGAACGTAAGCTCTTTCTCCCTTCTTTAGCTCCATTCGCACCTGGATCATGACGATATTGCCATCATGATCCTTGAATTCGAACACGTCCTTCTTATCGGCTTCGATGACCGCCTTCGGCCTTGGCTCGTCTTCACGAATGAAACGATAGATCGGCCACTCAGCGTTCTTCAACGCATACTTGATCGACTCGCGTTCTTCTGGCGTCGGCTCATAGCCCGCGCTCGCCGTAACCTCTCCTTCCTGTGTGAAGGTAACTGAGCCGACCTCTTTGAAATACTTACCGTCCATAACGCGAATCGTCGCGTGCTTCATCTTGTCTACGTGCGCTCCGATGCGCTCGATATAGCGCTTGACGGGAGCTAGTTCTTCGACGGTCTTCAATGCCATTTAAGAAAAGTCCTTAACTTCTTCTCGCTCAATCTTAATAAAATCTAGCCTTACGCAAAGAACCTTACCATCAAACGGCTCAATACGTGTAACGAAAGCACATGCGCTTCCATAAACCTCTCCAAACTGATGAATAATGGCTTCCGTAAACTCGCCGTCATCACATTTGACCGTAGCTTTGATTCTCATACACTCTCTCCAAAATGATATTCTTCAAGCTTACGACGACCCTTTTGGGTAATAGAATAGGAAGGACCAATTTTACTGTTATCAAAATGACGAATTGCATACCCATCACGCTCAAGAGCTAGAAAAACGAGTGCGGCAGCCATTTTTTCTTCATTATCAATGACACCAATCGTATCTGAGCCTTTCGATAGAAAATCAAGAGCCATCATTTGAACTGTTTCCGCGTTCATAACCTCTCCTCTCACCAATCCCGCACAATACACCAATTTCCGGCGTTTGTCAACCGAAGATCCCAAACGCGAGAAACAACAGCGGCAGCCCAATCAGGATCATGCCCAGCGTGTAAGAGGCTTCGTCTTGGTCGTTCATATTCCCATCGCCTCATACTCTTCGTAACGCCCATCCAAAATAGGCATGAGGTCATACATATCGCGCCAATACAAAGGCTCGATGAAAGGCCCTAGCCAGCCGCCGCCTTTGATGCAGAAAGCTTCGTCAATATGGTCCCATTGGGCGATATAAATGCCCTCTGTCATCTTGACTTCATTCTCAGGGTGACCGCCTTTGGCGGTTCCATAAACGAAAATCTCTCGGTCTTTTGGCGCGCTTTTAACGGTGCGCCATTCGTCTACATTATTCACTGATTTGCTCCATGGCCTGACGATAAAGAATAGGGCACCCCTCACTCAAGAACGGTATCAGAAGCCGCTTCTCGTCTAGGTACACCTTCGCGAACTTCGGATCGTGAGCGACGATCGATGCCGTGTTGTCGATAAGATCCGCCAGCTTGAGGCTCTTGGCCCGTGGCGACGCCTTGGCTAGATGCTCGCGATTAAGCCTTACGCGTTCAGCCCTGTTGCCGTCTTCCGGCTTCGCTACGTCCGTGACCTGATAGACAAGCTCAGCTACATCGTGCCCAAACTCCGATAGCAACTGATCGTAAGTGACTTTCGTATCCTCTAGAACATCGTGCAAAAGCCCCGCCATAGCGAGGCTGAGATCGTCTAGATGGAATAGCTTCTGCGAGACCGTAACCGTATGCCTCCAGTATGGCTCGCCCGTGTACTTGCGCACCTGACCCACGGCGTTGTGAGCGCCGACAGCGAAAGAGCGCGCTTCGCAATAGTCGATTTGGTTATGAAACATAAGCTCTTTTCGAAGAGCAACTTTCGTCATGACTTCTCTCCATAATCCGCGCCCGATTGATCTCAATCGTTTCAGGCGTTTATCATTTCCTATTATTCCAAAAAGCCGCAGACTCATGATAGTCCAACGAACGGGGTCCAGTTGCACCGCACCCATATTGAACCTCCCAACCTCTCTTACCAATTGGTGTCGGCACTTGCCGATTAACGACCTTTGCTTCTTGAACGGCGTTGTCGTCGCTATCTGTGCCTCCGCAAAAAGGGCATGGCTTTAGATTTGTCATGTCTGCCTCCAAACCCTAACCGAATCCTTGTTTCATACCACAGCGAACGCCAGCTTGTCACCACCCATCAGCGTATATTCGATCACGTTGAAGGGTCGCCCTTTCGCCAGCGCACCGTCCGTAGGCTTGCCATAGTCCTCGATAGCCGCGAGTGCAGCTTTCAGCGCCCATACATGGTCTGTGCCGGGCTCGTGGTCAATGATGATTCTCATCTTCTCTTTCCCAACGCGCCGATGTCCAAATATCAGCAAGACGCAACTCTAAAGAAGTCTTGCAGCGTTGTCCAGTTCTAGCGTTGTGCCAGACAGTTCCTGAACCTCGATAAGCGACCCTCTCTGGCTTTCTAAACCATGGCTTGCGCCAAACGATTATCGTAGCTTCGCTGTCATATTTATGACGGCTACGGAAATCAACTGAGATAATAATCAAGCCCACTCCTCCCTCATCCAAGCATCAAGCTCCATCGCCATATCGTAGCCATTCAACCACCACGGCAGAACAGCCATCTCACCATAAACCTTCATCGTGTCGTCACCTAGAAAATATGCGTCAAAGCCGGCTTCGAAGTTGGCGATCATTATTCAGCAATTTTATAAGCCAAAATATCATAATCACAGTTTCTATGGAACCACCAATTTTCGGAGCCATTAGCCCAAAATCCTGCCAACTTACAAGGATCTTTAGTTCCATCGCGAAAAGCAGTTGCTACATAAGTTTCACCTGAAACAGGCATCCCCTTCCCGTCATGAGCGATCCATCCTTCTGCATCTGCAACCGACGTTTCAGGCGTCACAGCAGGAGCGACAGACGCTTGAACCATATCGCGGAACAAAAGCTTTGCCTGTCGAACGGCATCCTCGCCAGGAATTCCAATGCCAACCTGAAACGGCTTATGTCCCATGCCAGCGTGATAGCCCGTAAGCCAGCACTGAAGCTTACCAAGCTCACGGCTCAGCATTTCCATTTTGCCGCTATCGACTTCGATTTTGTTCATGTTAGCGCTCCTCTCCACACCACTCGACATTGAATCCATCCTTCGCCCCATTTACAAGAATTGAAGGTCTTACAACTCCTGTACTGCTGTTGAAATCATGAAAAATCAAATCTTCATGCCTGTCAAGCCCATCTGCGCGCACGTTCCAAAGGTCTTCACGTACCAACTTTTCAATTTCTGGAGTCCAAGCACCTTCAGGCCAGTCAAGCAGATTCAGCTTAACCGTATCGGGATCATAGTTAATTTCGCTCACTTCAAAATCTCCTCACAAACCCGCCGCAGCCCAGCGCCGCGCACCAAGTGACTAATCCCTACCACCTTACCGCCGCCATGACAAGCCCTCCACTCGCGATTAGCGACGATCCAATCCTGGCCCTTGCCGCAATCGACACAGTAGAACGTCACGGGATCGAACGAGTGGGGCTTATTCCTTTCCACAAGAGATTGGCCCGTCATAATCAAGAGCCTTCCTTAGTTGCTCAGGGGTCATACCTGAAATAAATCCCGTCATTGGTCGCTCAAACAAAAGTTCCATAACCTCCTCGTCCATCTTTCCCGTCAATTTAACGCTTTCGATCTCTCCGCTTTCATAACGATCCAACATTTCTGCGATCCACTTCTTCTCACTTGGATCTGGCCCTTCGTTCATTAGCCAGTCATGAGTCGCCCAAGCCTCACAACAAGGACACCCCGGATCATAGTCGATGCAACGACTGCCCCAGATCCGGCGGGTGTATAACCACGAAATAAATCGATCAATCATCAAAATCATCGTCCTCTTCCCCGAGATAATAGTTCAGCCAGATGCCGATACACGTCAAGACAACCATGACGCCAACGATCAGCATCCAGCCATAGAGCATGAAGTTCTCATTCATAGCCGTTCTCTTCCGCAAATTTATCGAATGACTTAAAATAATCTTCAATATTCTTTTTGCCAATAGGGTTTTGGGAATGAACGTAAAAGTCGAAGAATCTCTTCTTCTTATTCTCTACCAGCACTGCTATCATCCACTCAATTGCGTTGAGGGATGTATCATCTCCACCCAAATCATGGTCGAAGCTTACATAATTAGGGATTCCACGAAGCAGCATAAAGGCAACAGCATGGCTCGATGACCGAAACACCAGCCAATCCTGCCCGTCTTCGGGCGGATCACGCTCATCATCCAGAAACATTCGATACGTCATCAATCCGTCTCCCTATTCGCGCACTGGCGCAACTGGCTCTTTGTGAGACTAGCCCATGCCGGTTGCTGCGTCAACTGAGAGACATGGGCTTCGCTCGTTGCAATCGCCTTCACGGCCTTAGCCGGCTGGTTCTGGTACTTATCTCCAGCGCCATAAGGCTGATCCGTTGGCCTATCCAACTCCTCGAACACAATCTGAGCAATCGGCGTGCCTTTCTTGAGGTAGATAGGCCAGGGTCTATCATGCGTGATCTCGACCGTCAGATAGCCTTGCCATCCAGGTTCAGCGTTCGTCGTGCGACTAGCGTCAATAAAGCGCCGTGCCAGCGTGCTCTTGTTCTCGATCTTGCCCCGCAAATCGCGAGGCATTCGAATATGCTCCATCACGAAGCCAAGACGACCCCAAAACGGAAACAACCAAAGTCCCTTGCCAAGCCTGAGATCGACACCGCAAGCTGAGAGACCGTAGGACATGCCGTGAGCGCGGGATCGTTCACAGAATGGCTCTATACCAAGGGAACCACTCGCAACGCGCTGGCGGATCGTCTGAGCGGAAAGAATCACCGCATCGGCCTCCCCAAATATGAAATAAACATCGTGCCAACGACGGCAATGAGCAAGAGATCGCTAAGCATGATCGCTCCTCTTAACGCGGTGAGGCCCTGGCCCCAGAACTGTGATCATCGGCAGCGTAATCTTGGCATCGTATTCATAGCCAAAGATATCGTAGCTCTTTAGAATGTATTGCGTTGTCATGCCACTCACCGGCCGGAGTACGTGATTGTAGTCGTCTGCGTTGTCTGTCATGCGATAATATTGCAATGCTCAGCGAGTGAAATCATACGATTGCCGTTATGAACACTTTTAAGCCATACTTCTTTCCCATCAATGCCGATGATTTCATACTTGCAGTCAGTTCGTAGCGACCCCTCAAGCAACACAAACATTCCCATTTCAAGCTTTGGCGGAAAGTGAGCAATCACTTTAGCGCCTAGAAGGGGAATTTCAAATGCATTACAACCCTTGCCGGATTCAACATAACCAGAGCCAATATAGGTTGTTTCCAAATGAATAATCGAGCCGACAGCGTATTCTTTTGACATTTTCTTCTCCATAAACAAAAAGACCCGCCATCCTGCGACAGCGAGCCTTTTCATACCTTAACTATTCATCTTTGTCAAGCGATAAGTTTCGCAAGATCCGTATAGCCGCCGATCATGTCTTCGCTACCGTCGTCATTGACGCGCACGATACGAGGCCAGAGGCGATTGGGAGGCTCAAGACCGCGATCGTCTAGCCACTTCTGCCGCTCCTCACGGCTCTCGATATAGACGGCATCAAACGGAAGCCAACGTTCCGAGAGAAGGCGCTGAGCTTCCTTGCAGTACTGGCAAGCGGCAAAGCCATAGACGACGTATTTCATTGGCATTTCTCCTTTAGGCGCAACCTACCGCGCCTGTTGCAGGATCGTAGTTACAAGCCAAAGCTCCCATTGTATCGATATCGACATAATCCTTGATCTTGAGATCATCCCAATTGACATGAGAGAACGAATTCTGGATTGAATTCCACTTGCCGAGAATCTGGCAATCCTTCTGCAAGTCGGAGAGAGCGCCCCAAGTCAGCATCCTGACATCGATGTTATAGTTGGAGTCTTCCATCTCCCAATCGAATTGCTTCCATGTCAGCTTGTGCTTCTTGACAATCTCTTCTGCCAGCAAGACCTCTGTGAAAGGAGCCTGAGCAAAGTCACGATCGCCGCTGTAGGCTAGGAAAGAGATGCCCGCAAAGGTATGCCGATTCTCATAGACAAAAGCCGCGACAGCATCCCAATCGTCAACCGTGATCGTGTTGCTGACGTTGTGTGACAACGACTTGTCAACGCAAAGTTCTTCGTTCTTGCCGCCGTCGATCCAATTTTCCTGAATCATCTTGACAATTTCAAGCTGAGCAACGCCCATGATATCCTGGCGAAATTTCGAAGTCTTCGGCGGTGTGATCGGATATGAAATCACTACGTCTGTTTCGTTCTGAGACCAGACGGACTTTTCGACCATCGCCGGGTTGATGGCCTGGATAAGCTGCGGAACCTCGTTGAGCGCGTTATACTGAGCGTTTCGAAGATAGCGCTTGGCGTGCTCGCCCTGCGTCGAAGAAGCGGTCTGGAGAAGCACGGAGGCATTGCCACTAGGCTTGACCACAGTGCAGCGTGCCGCAGGGTTGATACCTATTAGCGCGGCAACCTCACGATTCGTCTCCTTGACGATCTCGGAGCCTCTACGAAGCGTTTCCGCGTTCAAGAGGATATCGGGCGAGTTCATGAAGCCAGTAATCGAGACGCCTAGCAGCGCTTCGCGCTCAAAGATTTCTTCCGACGCTTTGCCGAGGTAATCGAAGGAGGTGTATCCGGCCTGCAACGTTCCCATGATAGCAGCGGAACGGCAAGCTTCAAAAAATAGCTCTTCGGTTGTGCAATACGCGCCCGAAATCTCGCAAAGGTTGCAGCCTTGCCAGCCAGATTCCCCATCTTCCGTCTTACCCTTCATTCCAACTTCGACGCAAGGGTTGAAAAGATGATCGAGATCGTCTAGGAAGATGAAACCGGGCTCCCCGAACTGCTTGACACTCTCCATGATCGCAGAGAATTCTTCCCAAGACGTATTGTCACGGAGGAGCGCCACAGAGTTGTTAGAGCGGCCACGCTGCGGATTGTCGATGAACCAATTGCCGGTCTTGGCGGCAAGCATCTCCTCGTCATCCTTGGAAAAGATACAGATCGTAGCTGCCCGCCGCACGCCGCCAGACAGAACGGCGTCGCTGAGGTGCATGACGATATCATAGACTTCGATCGGCTTGAGCTTGCGTCCTCGTGCGCCCTCAAGAATCGGCGTAATCTTCTCGTGCGCTTTCTTCAGTGGCTCATGGCCAGGAGCCTTGAATCCACCGGAAATGTAAGCGCCCTTGGGACGGATCTTCGAATAGTCGAACAAAATTGGTTCGCCGCCATCGAAATGCGATGTAATCAGTGCAAGCGCTGAATCGGCCCAACCTTCGATACTGTCCTCGATCTCATAGATAACTCCCTGAGCACCGTCTAGAAGCGTTTTCTCACCTTTGACGACCGGAAGCTTGGCAACGTGATGTTTCTGCGCAGAGAAGCCTGTACCGCAGCCGCAGAGAAGCAGCCAAAACACTTCGCCGAAGAAGCGTGGACGATCGGCATAAGACGCCGTGCAATTGTAGATGCGGGCATTCTTCTTCAGGATCTCAGCGCCGCCGAACTGAAGGGCACGCTGCGAGCCGAGGAATGCCTTGCGCTTGTAGCTCTCGGACGCTTCTTCGATAAGACGCGATAGCTTAAGCGTCATCTTGTCCGCGTACTTCTCGCGGTGCATGTCCATGACGCGGTCAACGGCCTCGGGCCATGTCTCATAAGTGCCTGTCTTGGGATTGATACGGGCATAGGATTCTAGAAACTTCGATTCGGCCAAGAGGGCTCGCGTATCAAATTCCGTGACGGCCTGTAGCATTTAGATAAGTCCTTGATATGATTATGAAAGAAAAAGCGGAGCCAAAGCCCCGCCCGAAAGCATCTTTTATTGAGTGCAGAACCTTAGATAATACACGATTTGGCTTGGAAAGTCAATCTGTTTCTTTCAGTTCTTCTCTCACATTTTGTTTCGTAATACGCCTTACGCGCTTGTTGAACGCCTTCTTAACGCGGGCGGCAATTCCTGATCGCTGAAGGTACTTGTAGTATCGCCGAGCTTTCGTTAGCGCGTCGTATTCATCTCCCGAGCGAATACGCTCTGTTTTGTCTCGCCCTTTCTCAGCCATCTACAAGCGCACTCCACGAAACAGGAAACAAAGGCCTCACAATCGCATCAATCTGCCCAGCCAATTCCTGAATCTCTTTCTGGGCATGACCATCAGCCCTAAGCTTGTAGAACCGCGCATAGGCCAAGAGAGAGCCTGTCCAGATCCAGTTGACCATAGCGCCTTGCGGGAGGATGAAACGGGCTTGTTCGGGGCATACGCCGGCGTCAATCATCTCTTCATATAGAGCAACAGCAGCCCTAGTCGTATGCTCGTATTTCATCTGCCACATATCTGAGTCTGTATGTCTATCACCACTTCCCTGCTTAATCGACCCAACCGGAGCCGCCCGAAACCCATCGGGCACGTAAATTTCCGGCGTTGACTTGATATATCGCCGTGACTCCTCAGACTCGACAAAGCCGACCTTCGACTTGAAAGCCTGCCGCGCGATCGGAACAGGGGCCTTAACACGCAACGTCACCTGACAATGAGCGAATGGGATCTCATGATGCTCTCGTGCGAGAAAGCAAATGATCTTGGCGTCGGTTTCTTTTAGTTTTCGAAGCTTACCGGCGCCGTTGCGGACCTCCCATAGCAACATTTCCCGCGCCGGATCATCATCTATCCACTCCCAGTTTGACTTTTTACTAAAGCTAACCCTAGCAGAGTCAGCTACTCGCAAGTCATCACCCATATGGTCGATATACTCAGCCTTAATATCCGCCATTACTTGTCCTTCTTGATGATCCGGTATGAAATAATGTCAGCACCTGTTTCCTGGTTAGTCAAATGATGCCACCAGCAGTTAGAACCCCATCCGTTCCCGAGCCAACGAATTCCATCCCGATACCGCACCTCCACAACCTGATCATCCGTCACAGGGCTAGGACCGCCCTTCCACTCAATCCAGTCGCTCATCACGCATCTCCTTTCCGATTGCCTTGATTAGGTCGAGTGCAGACACCTTCTTAAATGCATCTAGCTCGGGCTTCTTCGCAAGATAAAAGCCGTCTGAACCATAACGCGAAATGTACTTAGCCATCACGCATCCTCCTTCACAGATTTCGGAACCTTCGTCAGGTGCTCGCGCAAGCAGTCGATCTTGGACTCGTCAATGGGGCGAAATCGCTTAGCGCACCAAGGGTAATCATCTTGTCGAGCGACTTCTTCAAGTCGATAAGACATTCCTCGCGATATATGATTGACGTCTTGAAAAATAGAAATACCTTGCCAGCGAACGGTATAAATTCTTCCCTTTTCAAGAGCCGGTTGAAGCTGCCCACAGCCATAAACTTCCTCTCTTCGCGAATCATCAACACAAACAACTCTCATCCCACAACCCTTTCCATCGCTTCCTTCAGCGCCTTGCGCCCACCATCCGTATCAGGAAAACACTCCTTGAACAAGGCCAGCCAGTCGTCCTCTGTCTGCGGGCCGTGAGGCCACTCCTTCGTCTTGAAATTAGAGCCCAACGACACGGGCTCAAGGTCCATGGTGAGAAGCGCGAAGTGGTTGGGCATGGGCTTGCCAGCCTTGCGCTGCTTGACGATGAGGAAGCGCTGGCCGAGGTATTCGAGACGGCCTTTGCGGTGGCTTCCCTCATAATTCTCGTTTGTGCAGGCGTTAGTCATCGATCAAGTCCTCGAATGAGAGAAAGAGGCAAAAGAGCGTGATCCAAATAATTTCAGTCGCTAACCAAGCATGAAAATTCCCATTCACGCAGAGCATGAATATGTTTCCAAAAGTTAGTCCGCAAAAAGAAGCTCGAACAAAATTCTTCACTTCATCTCTCCAATTAGCTTGCCGATACGTGTACTGATTTCTTGGTTATCAGGCGTTTCATTTTCCCATGCTAGAATCTGAATAGATCGAAGCTCATCGATAATCGGTAAATAGAGTTCGTGCAGCATTGCCGCCTTTGCACGCTCGTTGCAAAACTCAAGAACATCATTCCTATTTGAGCGAAGGTCTTCTTCAGAAACCGTTTGCTCCATCGTGAAGCGTAGCTCCGATCTTACCCTCCGGCCCATAGGAAACGATGGCAACGAATTTTCATCAAATTGACCAAATGTAATATGCCGGGAGATCGGAACTAACTTATTCAAAGGTACGGTCTTGAGCGCTTCAACGAGCTTCACTTCATCTCTCCAATCACACGAATCTGTTTTGCCAGCATGACTGGCGCCTCAGGGCAGATCGTTCCCTTGACAGCCAATATCACCTTTCCTTGCGCCAAGTCAAGAACTTTCGGCGCGAGAGCCGCATAATCCTTGATACCAATTTTGGCGTAGACGCCTGCCGTATCGTCTGCCAATCTGATCTCAACGAAATCTGCTGGCTCAGGCTTCAACCGCTCCTGGCCGCGTTCAACCCGGTCGTTTTGCCGTTCCACCTCATTCTCTGACCGCTTCTTGATGACGTTGGCAACGCCTACAACGACAATATCTTCTTGCCAGTCTCCGTTCGGTACAGCGTCAACGCATCGTGTCGGCTTGGTCGTGATACCCTTGGCTACCAAATCGATAGACTCGATCGCCGTCTTGATAGGCCATAGATCATCAAGATCCGTCTTCGGATTGCTGAGCAACTTCTGCGCCCGATCGCTCAGCGGTTCGTTCCTGGCACGCGCCGAGGCAATCGATTGTGCCATCTTAGGACCAAGCCCGCGAACCGAAGTCACCGGCCCAATTAGCTTCTTTTTGCCGTCAACCCATCCGACCTTCCAAGCCAGATCCGAAAGCTCAGGATGAACCGGAACGAACTCGATACCTTCTTGTGCGAGTTCACGTAGAAGCGCAATCTGCTTTTCCGTATCGTCTTGGTGCGTCAAGGCAGCAGCAGCGAACTCAAGCGGATAGTGAGCTTTGAGCCAGCACGACCAATAGGACGTGACGCCATATGCCACGGCATGGCTTGCATTGAAGGAATACTTCGAATAGCCGAGGACTTCGACCCAAAATTTATCGGCAAGCTCCTGCGTAAACCCAGCCTTGACAAGGCCAGCCTTGAACGGCTCGCCATACGCGCGCATCGCTTCAGGACCAAGAGACTTGCCGACTGCCTTTCGAAGCGCTGCCACGTCCTTCCAATCAAGGCCAGCAACTTCGCGCGCGATCAACATCAACTGCTCTTGATAGCACATGATGCCATACGTTGCAGATAGATATGGCTTTAGCAACTCATGAGCGTATGTAACTTCCTCCTTGCCGTTCTTGCGCCGTGCCCATGCGGCGGCGGCTCCCGAATCCAGGGGGCCAGGACGAGCAAGCGAACTGAGCGCCGCGATGTCATCGAACGATGTAACCGTAACTTCCTTCGTCAGGTTAGAAAGAGCGCGTCCGCTGAACTGAAACAGGCCGACATGGCGACCGCTATTGAGGACTTCGAAAGCGGCGGGATCATCTAGCGGGATCGTTGATAGATAATCGACGGGAAGGCCAGCCAACTTAAGCGTGTCCTGAAAGATAGACAAAGACAGAAGTCCCAGAACGTCCAGCTTCAAGAGCCCTCGCTTCTCGGCAACTGTGCCTTCAATTTGTGCCGTGCCAGTCCGTGCATCGACTGCCACGTAGTTGCTGACTGGATCTTGCGTCACGACGACAGCGGAAGCATGGGTAGAAGCGTGAGAAGGCCGACCGCCAAGCCGACCCGCCACTTCCATCTCAGGATGCTTTGCTATAAAGGCCTTGCCCGTTGCCGTTCCTTCGAACACGTCTTGAAGCGCTCTGTCCTTTCGCTCATCGCCCGCTGCAAACTTAGTGACAGTCGAGACCACAGGGTTTGTCTCGAAAGGCGAGATCCCCATAGCCTTGCCCGTCTCGCGCATGGAATTCTTGGCCTGAAACGTACCAACAGCACCTAGCTGAGCAAAGTTTTCCTTTCCATACTTTTCCTTCAGATAATCCCAAATGATCCCGCTTTTTCGTTCTGTATCGGGAACGTCGGAATCAATATCGGGCATGTCAGGACGGTTCGGATCGATGAAACGCCAGAACAAAAGATTGTACTTGATCGGATCAATCTGCGTAATGCCGAGGAGATAGCATAGAAGCGAGCCCGCAGACGAGCCACGACCCGCACCGCACAGCATTTCAGAACGGCAGAACTGCATGAGATCGCCGAGGAGATAGAAATAGTCGCTGAAGCCTTTCTCCTCAATAACCTGTAACTCCATCGTCAGCCGCTCGTTATAGACAGGATTGCCCAAGTCTACACCGATCTTAGCCGCACCTTCTTCGCACATCTGGCGAAGGCTTTTTTCGCGGTGAGGCTTGATGAGCGTTCCCTTGGGAAGGGCGGCATTGCAGTTATCAAAAACAACCATGCGATTGCGTAGAGCAATCCATGTAAGATCGCCAAGTTCCTTAGCATCCATGGCAGCGCGCCACTCATCATCACTAAGGATGTGTTGTGGATACGTCTGCAAAGAGCTACCGCGCCCGCACGCTGTCTCATAGTCATACCGCTGATCTTCAGTCGCGTATCGATTCTCTTGATGCGCGATAAACCGGAAACCGCGCTTCTGCGCTTCGCGAATGAAGCCTTTTGGCGTCGCAACGCTCAGTCCAATAAACAGATTCTCGTCACCGGGATCTAGCTCATCGAGCCGAGCCTTATAGCCAGCGATCTTGAAGACGCCTTCGACGTTTCGGATATCCTCATAGCTAAGCTGAGGAACATAACGAAACTGCGACGTTGCCCGCCCAACGAGGAGATTGATAGGCTGGATGGAATCCTTGGCTAGGAACGTGAAACCGTCCAGGATAGGCTTCTTGGCGTTCAGCGATGGCGTTACGGCAATGGTCGCACCGAAGATAGGCTTTAGCCCCGCCTCAGTCGCCGCGTTGTTCCATTCGTCATAGCCAAAAACGGTTGTATCGGCTAGAGGGGCGTCCTGCCAGCCGATATCTTTGAGGCGCTGTACGGCTTCTTTCGGAGAACCGTAGGCGTGGCGGAAACTAAAGCTTGTCTTGATCACTTCGTCTCAACCTTCAACTCATCCAAAATCCGCGCCTTCAGGCTATCAAAGACTTCCTTCGCCTCTGGCGTTTTGATCACTTGTTCGCCGACTTCCGAGGCTGCGATCATATAGATTGTCTTTTGGGAAGGAAAGAGATTTCCTAGAAAGATCAAAATAATAGCAAAACAAACACCATACAATCCTTTCTTCCATGTACCTTTTTGTGCAAGACCGTGAGCAGCGTCAATACCTTTTACAATTATAAAAATGCCGGAAACGACAAGAAATAAAAAGCCAAAGCCAACAAGCAGAGGAGTTAGACGTTCAGCAACTTCCGCAAAATAGATCAACCAAGACAAGTTATTCATTTCATTTTCTCCGTTTCAATCGTTACTGCATCATCGTATCGAGGGCGAAGAACAAATCCTCGCCGTCTTCATCAACCAGATATCGTCCTGCCGCCCCGTCCGTGGAAATCAAGAATGGCTCGCCGGGCGCTGTGCCGACGACCGCGACCTTATGCTTGAGAGTCAGCAAAGTCAGTTCAGCGAGAAAGTCGTTCATCTGATCCTGCGTTAGCTCGTCTTCGAAGTCAATTTCATCAGCGTTGACGATCATGGGTCCGTTGAAGTTCATTCATTCACCTCCCGTAGAACCGTGTAGGCTCATTCTTATCCACACTGAACCGATACCAAGAACAGTTATCTTTGCCGCTCATCTTTGTTCCCGGTATCCAAATTAGCCTACCGATAGCTATGATATCGGTGCAAAGTTCTTTCATATATGGCGCTGATTGCTTCGTGAAGGCCCAATCGCTATCAAAAAGAAGCCATGTCGGAGCTTGTTTAGACAAGTTTGAAATGATTGGATGGAGAAGTTTTCGAGTCCAAGGTGGGTTTGTGATAAAGTAATCAAAATCCATTCCATTTTCGTACTTAAAACTAGTCGCATCCGCTTTCATGATTTCACTATCTTCTGAAGCAATGTCGCAGCACCAAGTCATTTCGTGACCGGCTGACTGAAGACTTTCGGCTAGGTCGCCTTGGCCGAAACAAGGCTCACAGAAAGAGGTCTCAGGCTCTAGAAAAGGCAAAAGCGCAGCAACGGCTCGCTGGTCGATCGTCCTGTAAAAGTCTTTCTCAACACGTTCAAATTCGCTGCGCTTACCCACTAAAGCCAACCTCTCTTGATCATTTCGACAACGCATCTTGTCAGGGCTTGAACGTCCACGCGCGCTCTATGTGAGCCGGCAAACGGCTCGCCGAACAGGTGTTCATGCAAGGCTGAAAGCGAAAGCCTGTATCCGCAAACCCATTCTGTCGTCTCCAGACTACAAATTAGCTTAGGCCATTCAATCGTCTGCCCCAGTCTTGCATACTCAAAATCAGTCAGTGGCTTATCGTAGCTCAAATTATGTGCAACGATTGCATCCGCCCCTTCAATCATCACGCGAAGTCGATCCGCGATCGTATCGAACTTGGGCGCGCCCACCAGCATCTCAGGCGTAATACCCGTGATCTTCGTAATCTCGGCACTGATCGCAATGCCAGGATCTAGAAACGTGTCGATCTCGTCTTCGATCTCGAATGTCTCGGTGTTGAGAACGCAGCCGTAAATTTCGATGCCGTGAGGCTGTTTATTGAGTGGCCTTTGTGTATTGGCAATAAGGCCACTGGTTTCCCAGTCGAAGATAAACCATTTCACAACGACGAATCCAAGCGACCATCAATGATGCCGTCTCGGTGTCCACGAGCATAAGCTTCTTCTTCGATGTCGTTCAATTGGCCTTCTAGCTTAGAAAGCTCTCGTTCATGTTCTAGCTCGATGGATGCAATCTCTTCCTTATTATCCTCCGCAGCTTCCATCTTTCCCTCTTCGAAACCCGCATCAAACCCAGCCTGCCACCCTCCCCGATCCTGAGCATCGCTCGCCTCCTGCCAAAACTCAATCCACTGAGACGAACCGATATAAGCAGGGCGAGGGATCACGTCTTCATCGATCAGGACGTGCGTATGGGAGACGTCGAAGCGTTTAAACAGCATGATCGACATCTCCATAAGGGTTTTCCTCCGTAATCCCCTCAAGTTCCATCAGAAGATCAATCGTGTGCTTCGCCTTCTGCAAGTTCTGGTATGGCGTATCCTTGCCCCGGTAACGGGTGACGTACTTGATGATCGTATGCTGACAGGCGTTTAGGCCGTTCTTCATGCTATAGGTCATGGGCTGGATAGGCATAGATTTGTAGTGGTCACCGCCGACTTGTTCGTTAAGAGCGCTCATCAAACTTCACCTTTTCTAGGTCACGTGGAAGATAACCAATGTCGTCTAGCCAATCGGAGTCTACGCTGACGATCTCCAATTCAAAAGGCGGACAATCTTTAACAATGTTAAGAACTTTTTCCATGCTTAAAGAATGGCCTTCAATTTGTAGAACTCCGTTGTAGTATAAACCCTGCCAATCAATTGCTTTCACAATTGTAACTGTATCAATCATTATCCCAATCCTCAGCATACCCAACAATATCACAGATGTCTTCGATCAAGCCGTAAGCGTTCTCGATAACGCGATCAGTCTGATAGATCGTCTCGACACAATGAATTTGCTGCTTTTCAATAAACGTTTTACAGAGTTCGTAAAGTTTGATCTTCTGTTCGGATACAGTCACCTTACACTCCAAATCTCAAAGCCAGCATTCCTCATCCCCTCAATCACCTTCTCGCGCGTCTCTAGCCCGACCAAGACATTCCGCTGCGCCTCTTCCAGTGATCCAAAGAAACCCGTCAGAAGATCGATCTTGACCTCGACCTCATTTCGATAATCGTTTTCGGGTCGCATCAGCACCTCGTCAACGGGAACGTGGTTGCGTGTTAGCCATGCAATCGTCTGGCTATCGTAGCGCGATGGACGCCCTGTCACGACCAGGATCTCATAGCCGATTTCCGATAGGCCCTGGAGGATAGAGACGGTTGCCTCATACGGCGTGTCCGATGCTAGGGCGTCGTGGTACGTGTGCCAGTCAACATCTAGCAGATGATTTCGGGCTGTTGTGTCGCAGATGATACCGTCGAGGTCTACAACGATTGTGTTTTTGCTCACTTGAGATATTCCTGCAAATAGTATCCGGCTGCTGCTAGCATGATTACTCCTAAAAAGCCGCTAAAGATTCCATTCGAAGGTCCATACGAAATCATGAAATAGAAATTAACGATAGCCAACCCAAGAAACCAGAAGAAAAAGACAAGCTGGCTCATTACTTGCCTCCAAAACTTGTCTTGACAGTCCGACCAACATAAATGCCAAGCGCTTCAGTATCGAGGTCTTCGCCAGCCTTGATCCGTTCACGGGCGAAAGCCGCTAGCGTCTGAGGATGAACGCCTTCAACGACTTCTGCCGGATAACCCTTCTCACGTAGATCAGCAGCCAGCGCCTTAGCCTCGTTGTCAGCCCCCTTACCGAACGACAAATTTATGTCGTTCTTGATGATGCTGGAGGCGCCGTAGGACACGAGTAGATCAAGAGCGGTACGCTTTAGTGTCGGATCTTTCGGAAGCGTTCCTGACACAACCTCGTTGATCTTGACGCTAAAGCCGTCAGAGAGCTTGAAGCCATCGAGGCCAAGATCCGTCAAAACCTCTGGAAGCTCCTGGGTCTTGATCTCGTTCACACGTACCTTCAAAAGCTTGGCAATTTCCTCCAGTTCCGCAACCTGGGTCTCCAGATCGCGAAGCTCTTCCGCGAGCTTACGGACGGTGTTGATGTCGCCAGTCGGAGCGGCGGTTTCAAAAACGGAAAGGTCAGCCATTATTCTTCCTCACTCAAGTAATCTAGCGGGTTATAGCCAGATATAGACGTTCCAGTAACCGAAACAATCTTCTCTACGGCAGATTCTTCAATTGGAATTTCTTCTAAATCTTTTTCATTCAAAGGGCCAAATATCTCGCTATGCTTTCCGAGGATTTCGCCAAAATATACCTCTTTACCAATTGCATCGCTAATTGTTTTAGGATTGGCTGCAAAAAGACCTTCAACCGATCCCATACGTCCACAATCCCAAAAGAACTTATAAAGCTTCATGTCCCTTCTCCAAAATTAACCAATCCGCCAAAATCCCATTCATCGCACAAAAACGCCATACAAAGATAAGCGTCTTCAGTCATATCATCAACGCTGTTAACACCTTCTGGAGGTCGCCACTGAAAGTCCTTTGTCAGGGAGTATCCTGACTTTTGCAGAAAAGAAGTAGGACCTGTATCATCAATAGAATCTCCGAAAAGAAGCTTCATCTCGTTTTGTAGTTCGTCAGTTGCTTGCGGCATCATTAGCCTGCCATAACTTCTTCGTACATCTTAATCAACTTAGCTGCTATCTCTTCATTCATTCCGTCAAAAAGCTTGAATGCATTCTCGACCGAAATATTCTTCGCCTTCATATCAAAATTGATTTCATCGTCCTGAATCATCTGATGCAGAATACCCATCTCATCCTTCTCATGATCGTGATCATATTCGACATAGTAAAGCACCTGAAGCTCACCGATCTTGAAAATCTTAGCAAAGTCTCGAATAGCCATATCTCTTCTCCACAAATCAAAAACCCCAACGCATGGTGTGTACGCTGGGGTGAAGGGTTAGGTCGGGTTAAAAAGGAATTTCTGCATCACTAGTTTCATCAAGCGTATCGTCGGTGCGATAAGCGCCGGAACGAACGATATCGTAAAGCTCCTTCGCCTGAGCAGCATAATCTTCGCCGCCATCAATATTATAAATGAAGTCACCCTTCTTGACAGAGATTGAGGCCCAATTATTATTGTCCTTGCTCTCCTCAAACGAACCAATCTTGTAAAAGTGGCTATACATGACCTTGGACTTCTGTCCATTCGGCAGACGAGCGTTCTGCATCATCTGGTTAAGCTGACGACCATACTTCAGGCCCGTCTTCTTGAACGACACAATGACCGGCATACCGCCACGAGAAAGATCAAGTCCGATATAATTCCAAGTCTCGACAAGCTCGCTCTTATCGGAATAGAGAAGCTTATAATCGTCGTTGACCTTTAGCCCTTCCTTCTCAGCGTATGCTGAGAACTGCTCCCCGATCCCAAGCAGATACTTGTCTGCAAGACCGCCACGGTTGGGCTTCCAACGCAAAGCCTCCTTTGAGCGCCAGACAGGAAGGAAATCGAAAGTTTCGCCCTTGTAACCCTTAGCGACAATCTCAAGGGTAGACGTGTCTACCAGATCGCCGACCTCAGCCCCTTCAATGAACTTGGCGTTGTTTCGCTTGCGGAAGTCGCTGAGTTCTGCAACGACAGAAATTCGAGGAACGAGAAGATCGCTGGAGTCAAAACCAAAAGCGTCACCGCCCTCACCGCCGCCAAACATCGCGACTGCGCCCGTGTGATCTTCCTGAACTGCAACTGCATTATTCGTCTTAGCCATTATCATTTCCTATTTTTCATTTTAAGCGCACCTTTGCGCTTGTTGTTTGTAGCGGATTTTGGCGGGAAAGTCAAGCGGTTTCTAGGGCGGCTTCCTTATTAATTCTCTCCAATCTTCCGATACTCAATCGGCAAGCCGAAGCTTGCGGCCTTAGCCATACCAGCGCGCATCCCGCCAGACAAGCCATAATCCTCATAGATGACGCACTTGTGCGCGAACCTATACCATGCGTAACCAGCCTCTATGCCTAGGCCGCGTTCTCGCGGCTTCATGTCGTCTAGGCACTGCGGATAGAGCAAGTGACTACCGAAAGGGGCTTCACCGCGATTGAGGCTGTCTAGCATAGCGCGACGGGCATATTCCAGGTTCTGCGCTGTGTCGCCTGCGTAAGGCGATTCGATGATGACGGGGATCATGGTTCCTCTCAAAGCGCCAAACGCGCCTCACCCTATCTAACGGATTCCCACCCAAAACGCAAGCCCTCAAAAAGTGTATTCAGCAAACCATTGAAACCAAACAGATTTCTGATTCTGCCATCCCAGAAAATACACTTTTGCAGTCAAAATTGAAAAGTCCCTTATATACTCCTTCTCTCTACCCTTCTTCTATTTTTCTATTTTTCTAACTTTCTATTTTTATAGAGAAAAGTGTATAATAAGATAGAGAGAAAGCTAAAAGCCCTTGCAAATCAAAAGCTTGAGCCAATACAGTTTCTATACGGATTTGCCCGCGCCTCCGAAATCCGTATAGCTTGACAGCCGCCCCGCAACCCGCTACGGTCCTCGTTGCGCCCTTGACTTTTGGCGTTGGATGGTTTACAAAGAGATGAAGGAGAATTGAGATGTTTGGATTGAATCAGGTTGAGATTGAAGAAGCTTTTTATTACCTAGATGAGGTGCGCCAGATGGGCTCCCTCAACATGCTTGGGGCGGCTGCGCCTTTGGCCGCTTCGATGTGTTGGGATAAAGGCTTGGCTAGGAGCGTTTTGACACTTTGGATGGAAACGTTTTCTGAAGAGCCCGCCTACATTCGCGCTCAGAAAGTCCTTGCCAAGTGACCTGGAACCCAACCACCACAATCCCGCGCACGGGCGAACAGATTATCATCGCTATCGAGGTGCCAGAGGAAACGTTTGAAGGCGTCCACTACCCGCGTTCATTCGAGCATTACATCGTGAGCTACAAGGCGTCGCCATTCAGCCATGGCAAGAATGGCCCGTTCGTGTGGCGGCAGAAGAATGGCGATACGATCGCTGAGTTCGTGCCTTGCGCATGGAAGAAGCTAGAGGAGTTCGAGGGATGGTGATGGAGTGGCAAGAAATTGACATTGATACGCTAAACTACGAACTGCTACTTTTGTGGGAGCCGCATTCAATGGGCGGATTTATGTTTGTAGGCATGTACCATCGAGAAGATAGCGTTTGGTTCAATAATCTTGATCAGAAAGTTCAAAATCCAACGCATTGGATGCCCTTGCCACCGGAGCCAAAAGTATGACCACAGACGCCGAAGAACACGCCTGCCGCATCGCCACGGCGCGCCAGATGATTATTGACCTGAATGAAGCGTTCAAGGTCTTGGCGGCAGAAGGCATTACGATTGATGCTGAGATCGTTGACTATTACCGATACGCTGAAGGCGATACACGACGGACGCCTGAGCTAAAGATCAAGTTTTTGAAGGATTGTGAGTGATGACGTATTGGGATTGGCCACAATGGATTGTAGCTTTGGCAATCCTTTTGACGCTTTGCACTCACCTCGCAAAAAATGGTCAGGTCCGCCATTATAACGCTGGATATGCGCTTGCGGATGCAGTTTTGTTTTCGTGGCTTTTGTGGATGGGAAAATTTTGGTGAGTGACCCGTTCTCAATCTTTTGGTTCGCCGTCCTTCTATTCGGATCTGGCTTCTCTTATGGCCGCTTTGGCTTGTTCGGAGACAGGAATGATGAATGCTAACCATTGACGACACCCGCGCCGTCCTCAAAGACGCGCCTCTCCGCAACATTGTAGGTTTTAGTTCACGTCTCGAAGGAAAGAAGCGTTTTCTTGCGGGCGGCGGCTTTCAGTTCGAAAGCACGCAGTCCAATATCGACGCCTTTCGATCCGCTTTTCCTGAAGTCGAGATTGATGACACGCGCCAAGACCTGACGGTCTTTGAAGAGGTAACAGAGACGGTCGGGAGGCCGTCCTTTGTTTTTAAGCGCCCGCCGCTTGACCATCAGGCTAAGGCGTTCGAGAAGCTGAAAGACAACCGCGTTTTTGGCTTGATTTACTCTCCTGGCTGCGGAAAATCTTCAAGCCTTACATCGTTGACGGTCTACCACTGGACGCGCAACCATATCGATGCGCTGATTGTCGTGACGCCTAACGGCCTCGTGACGCAGCAGTGGGTCGAGGCTCAGCTTGCCCGTGACGTGCAAGACGACGTGCCTTACAAGGCTTGGGGCTGGAGCAAGACGAAGGCGGGCCTTGCAGAGTACGAAGCCCTGAAAGCTTTCGAAGGGCTGCAAGTTATCGTTCTCAACATCGATGCCGTCAAGACGCCAGCCGGTGAGAAGCTTTGCAATGACTTCATCAAGCGTCACAAGAGCCGTGTGCTTTGCGCTCAAGACGAAAGTCACCTGAGCAAGAACAAGTCTTCCCAACGATGGAAGGCCATGCGAAAGCTCATGGATCGATGCGACTATAAGGCGCTTCTAACAGGGACGCCCGTCGCCAAAGACCTTATCGACTTCTGGTCGCAGCTTGCGTTGCTCGATGAACGTATTATTGGTGTCAAGTACAAGACTTCGTTTATGTCACGGTACTGCGTGACAAAGTTCAACGGTTTTGCCAATGAGGTTATCGGTCATCAGAACGTTGACGAGTTCTATCGCAAGATCGATCCATTCGTCTACCGTGTCAGTCAGGAAGAGCTTGGTTTGAAGAAATTCGAAGACGAGTTCGTTTTCGATATGCATGCTGAGCAAAAGGCCGCTTACAAGCAGGTCAAGGAAACATTCATCGCGCAACTGGATAATGGTGAGTTCAAAACATCTGCCAACGCCATATCGGCTATGGCGACCATGCAAGCCATCAGCAACGGTTTCTTGCCCCGAGGCGATGGGACGTTCCAAGAATTGCCGAACGCGCGTCTAGAAGCCCTTCAAGGCTGGCTGGAGACGATGCCCGATGATGAAAAGATCGTCATTTGGGTTCGGTTCAAGAAGGACGCTGAACTGGTCCTGAAGGCGCTTGGCAAGAAGGCCGTGGATCTATCTGGCAACGTCTCGTCTGAGGAGCGCATTAAGAACAAGGATCGCTTTCTCCGCGCTCCAAAAATTCTCTATACGGTCGGAACGCCCGACGCCGCTGGAACGGGAATGGACGGTATTCAGGACGTTTGCAACCGCGCTATTCGCTACAGCTTGTCTTACAACATGATTCTTCACCAGCAAGCGGAAGATCGGACATCGCGTGTCGGCGGCTCAGGCGTCGCTTTCTACACCGATTTGATCGGCAAGGGCACGCTGGACCGCAAAATCCTTCGCAACTTGCAGGGAAAGAAAGACCTGTCTCGTCTGGCGTTGGACGATATCCGCCTCATGCTAGAAGCCACTTGACAACCCGGAAACCACGATCTATGTTCGGGTATCGCAACCCGATAGGAGATGAGAGAATGAGCAAATTTAAAGTTGGTGATCGCGTTCGACCTATTAAATCAAAGTTTATCCAAATCAAGGAGCATTGGGATACTTGGTGGAGTTACGAACAAGGCGTTTCCATAGATGGTTCTTTTCTGGTTATAGATATTGGGCTCTCCGATGGGCGATTTAAATATTCTAACAGCCCTTATGGAAATGGACCGTTTGGGGATTTGGATGATTTTGAACTCGTAACAGAAACCCTGCAACCCTCATTTGTGAAGTTCATCCCTGAGCAAGTGATTCCGGCGCGGCGAGAACTTTTGGCGGGAAGCGTTCAGACAACCTCGTGTGGAGCCGTTGTTGACTTCACTCCGCGCGGCGAATTTGTTCAGATTGATACCTCTGGGCAGTATTTTTCTTCTGAAGATATCCGAGAACTCATCACCTACCTTACAACTATCGCCGAAATCCTAGAGGAGAACGCCAAGTGACCATCACCATCAATTCCCGCGTCAAGGCTCTGGTTGATTTCTTCGAGCCGACTGAAGCCAATATTCATAACCTCGATTGGTTTCCAAAGGCTGGCGACACAGGCTATGTCGTCGCTTTTGCACCAGCCGAAGGTAACTACCCCGCAATTTATGAGATCCGTTTTGATGCAGACATTGATGCCGATGAAGACAACCTTTCTTGGACCTACCTCGCAACCGAGCTTGAGGAGATTGACGCATGATCGCGGCCTTCCTTGCACTATCTATCATCGCCGCTCAGCCCGTGGTCGATCCGACGCCCTCTGATCTGCCAGAAGAGATCAAGACCATCATTCGGCTATCGGCGAATTTCTGCTATGCGTCTACGGGCGCTAAGGGAGACGCCTTCGAAGAATGCCTTGATGGACAGGTTCAGGCGCTCACTGAGTTTCAGTCAGTTGCAAACACTTTGGATAACGCAGGCCAGGATATCAGCGAGCCTTTGACTTCGTGCTTGCAGGAAGGCGTTATTCAGGGTATCGCTATGGATACGCGCAAGGTCCGCGACTGCTTTTATGAACGGACAGGCGTCTTGAAGGGAACATTCTGATGCTCGATAGCGATGACTTCGATTTCAAGGTTGACCGCCATTATTGGGAAGACCGTTGCGAAGAGGCAGAGCAAGTTGTCTGCGATCTTGTCGAATGGATCGAGAACATGGAAGACGATCTCTATTTTGACGAAGAGGCCCT